AGCTATTAAAGTTACCCAAGAAGCTAATTGTTCGTTATTCATTTTAAATTAACTTGTTGATTAACCCATTCTTGTAGGGTCATTAATTGTTCGGTTGTTTGGGCGCATTGCTCGGCAACAAGTAATACGTTATGGGTTTCTCCATTAATTGTGATGGTGGCGTTGGGATCGGAGGACACGACACCGCTACGGGAGTTGAGCATCCCAATATAGAAAGTATGGATGCTAGTAAGGCGAGCTTCGTAAGTTTGCTTAATGTTTTCATTAATTATTTCCTGTTCCTTGATCTTGGCATCCGTTTCTGCCTGTTGTTTTTCTGCAACAATTTTGACTTGATCTCTAAAGTCAGCAAAGCGCAGATGCTCCACATAAAAGCCAGCCCCAAAACCGCCCAAAACCAAAGCCAAATAAATGTAGATTTGTCCACCGATACCGCCTAGTAATTTAAGTAAAAAGCTCATTGTGGCTCTGCACCACTCATGTGTTTACCAGCTACCGCAGCAGCTCCTGAACCCGATACGATGCCCAAAGCACCAGCTAGTTCAGTAAGGCTAATTTCTTTGCCAGAATAAATAAGATAGATTGCTGCGCCTGCAACAACAAAAAAACCTAACATCCACGCCCACCGAGCAATATCGTGAGTCTGATTGTCTTTGCCGGTAAGAATATGGGTAAAGATTTCGCTCATTTTTTATTCAAAAATACATCAACGATAATAGTAATAAAACCACCGACTACCGATGCTACGCCCATCAATGCCCATAATGATCCTTTTGAGCGTTCTGCCATAGCCAAAAGTTGTTTGATGTCATTACGCATCTCAGCCATTTCTTTTTCCATAGCCTCAACCTTTTGCCACATTACGCCTATTTTCATTGGGTCAATATCAGACATCTTAATTTCCATTACGTTTTCTGTATAAAAGCTAGTGAATAATAAAGCGGTTGATTTGTGCCTGAATTTGACATTACACCACTATTAACAAAACCACCGGTAGAACCTACTGCATAATTATTACCTGATCCAACGATAAAAGAATCTCTTAAATCGGGCGTGCCATTAGAGCCGTTACAAATAACGTAACCATTAGGAATAGAACCAATAGAGCCTGACCACATAATAATTGCGCCAGCAGGAACTGTTGTGCCTGTGCTTGAAGCATTGGGAATAGGATAGATATTGTCGTAGGTTTGAATGACGGCATTAGTAGAGTCTGCCAAAACAAACTTATAAGAATAGCTAGAGGTTAGCCAAATCTCATAAGGTGGCCGACCATCCGTACCTAAAACAATAGGATTGGTATTAGCAACAGCACCTGTGGAATCTGTATAAGTAGCTAAAGCGGTACTTGATCCAGCTTGATAAGTATATAAATAACCGCCTGATAGGGGTAATCCAGTTGTAGTAAGGAATTGAAATCCGTTACCAATGGGTGATAGTAGAACTGACATTATTCTTTTCCTATTTCGTTTAATCTAAATTTTTCTTTTTTCTTACCAACACCAGCACCAGGCTCAAGAGTTTCTTTAATGTCTTTAGCGTTCTTAACATTAAAATACATTTCAGCAGCAGTTTTTAAACCTGGAATATTACGTTCCAAAGCTGTAGTTGCCATTTGTTTAGCAATTCCCATAGCCCCTGGAACAGTATTTGCCGTGCTTACAAAATGTCCTTCAGGTTGTGCTTTTACTAGTCTAGCAATTTCAGCAATTTTTCTTAATTTTTGGGCTTGTTCTGCGCCAAATAAAGGATCTAATTTTTGGTTTAAATCTAAGTTTTCAATATATTTGGCAAAATTATTGCTTGCAAAATTTCCACTTGCATCTAAGGAATTGCGATTAATAAAATCCATAGTTCCCGATCTAAGATGCGCTAAAGCCACAGGATTATCTTGTAAAAGTTGAATTGAATTAGCAAAATCTGCATTTTTAGAATCTAATACAAACTTTCTAATAAAATCTTTTGTATCAGCCGATTCATTAACCACTTTGTTATAGAGGTCGTTATCTCTTTCTAAATCAAAATCAGCCTTAGCACGGCTTCGTGCCTCATCGGCTAATTGTTTTAATTCAGCAGAAGCACCAGGCATTGGTAAATTTTCTAATTCTTGTCGAACTAAAGACAAAGCATTTACAGCGTTTCCATCCTCTGCTCTTTGCGCTTTTCTTGTTTCTCTAGCAATTTGAGTTCTTAAATTCTCAAATTGATTAAAATTCATTTCTTTGCCTTTGGCATAAGCATCTACTTTAGCTTTAATAGAAGAAGGCAAAAATTCTGTATCATCACCAACCTCTAATGCTGCTCTGGCGTTTTCTCCAAAAGTTTTGGCATCAACAGGAAATTTACCGCCATTCGCTTCTTCAAGGGATTTATAAGCAGATTGCGTTGCCTCATGGTTTGCTTTTTGTATTGATTTAACTTGATCAATAATTCCTTCTGAATCGGCTACGTGGCTTGTTGTATTGACTAAATCGCCAGCAGCTTCATCTTTCATTAATTCAGCATTTTTAAGTAATGCTTTATTTTGTTGGTTAAAACGTTCAACTAATGGCTCTTTAAATCCACGTTCATTCCGTTCACGACTAATTAATGTTGGGTCTTGTAGGGCTTGACCTTTAGTAAGCAACACCGGCTCAGGCAATGAATCTGCTAACATTGCATGATTAAGTGCTTTAGGACTAAAAATAGGATCTGCTGGATCAATATTTTTTAATGCTTCTTTAAGCTGTGGGCTTGCTTGTGCAATCGCAGCATCTAGCATAGATTTATTGGTTGTTTGCGCTGCGCCAACATCTTTATATGATTCAGGGACTGCTTCAACAGTTACTTTTGCATTAGGTTCAATGCCCATAGCTCTTTGTGTATCTTCCATAGCTTTAGGAAGTTTTTTAACAGCACCAGCAATTCTTATTCCACCTTCCGTGGCAGGAATGGTTGCTAAGTTGGCAAAGTATTGAACATCCTCTTTTGGCATACCAGTTTTTTCAGAAATATAATCAGCACCTTTATCTAGATTTTTGCCAATATATTTCATTATTTGCCCAAGTCCTTCGTTTTGATAAACGGGATCTTCGGTAATGCCTAAGAATTTACCTAATGGTTTGTCAACATAGCTAACCAATTTATCACTAATTTCTTTGGCTTTTGCAGGGCCAACAAAAGGTCTAATGACTGGATAACCTAAAAGTTGTTCTGCTGCGGGAATAATGTTGCCGATTGTTTCATCAAATAAAGCTGCTGCTCCTTTGGCAAGATTTGTTCCTGTGCCTTTAGTTGCAATAGCTTCGGCAGTTTTTAATGCACCTTTTACAGATGGTGTTTTAAATAAAGGTTCAGAAGGAGTTTGTAATCCCTCTAATAATTGTTGTGGCTCAAATTCTTGCGTGTCCGATGGAGCAGCAGGAATAGAAGTTAGTAGATCGGATGGGTCGTATTCAACAACCTGGTTTTCTCCACTCATTGCTGTCCATTTACAAGTTTAAGTAACTCTTGACGTTGTTGTTCGAGCTGTTTTCTTTTTTCTAAAGGAACGCTACCCATTTCTTTATTGAGCAATTCTAAATCAGCTTTATCTAATCTGATTTTTGCAGGATCTTCTCCCACGACAGAAATGTATCTCATTAAATTAGGGTTAGCAGCATATTGAGAAAACTTACTATTAAAATCAGCTACTTTTCCATAGTTTGGATTAATTGCATTACCGCCATTATGTATAGTTCCTTTGGCTTGCAAATCTTGGGTAGTAACCCATTGCTGATCCCTGCGAACTAAATCTAATGATGCTTCTTTTTTAAGTGCCAAAGAACCATAAGCTGTTTTTTTATTTTCCGCATCAGCATCTGATTTAGGGCTTAAATTTTGAATACGTTGTTGTAATAATTTGTTTAATTCTTGTTCTTTAGGGGACAGATTGGCGTAATTTGTTTTACCAGCCAAATAACTAGCTACCGCACCAGTATCAACAGTAGGATCTTTTAATAAACCAATAATGCTTCCATTAATGTTTTTAATGGTAGGAATATGTCCATATTGGCTATTGACATTGTTGTATTGATCTTGCGCTTTTAAATATGAACCTTGAGTTTGTTGAACCCGTGCGCCAAAATTTTCAGGAGATTCGTTAGGCTGTTGTGTAAGCTGACCTGTTGGTTGAGCCATAGCTTGACCTTGAGGCATACCTTGAGGTCTAGCTTGAGGTGCAGGTAAAGTCATCCCTGATACGGGCGCACCGCCAGCCCCTTGAACATTTACAGAACCTGCTGGAACTGGGCCTTGATTATACATTTGCACACCAGGGGCATTTCCACCACCCATAACATAAGGTGCTTTGGTGATCTGATTTGTAACCACTTGTGGAGCTAAAGCATTAGGCGCATAGCCAATTTGTTGACCCATTTCGCCAGGTCTGCCTGACAATAAAGCTGTACCAGCACCTTGACCAATTTGAATAGGCTGTCTAGTTTGTGTAGCATAACGCTCTGCAACAGGAGTGCCAGCCGATACGCTTTGACGCAAAAATCCAACAAAATCTTGAGGTCTTGTTTGTGCTAATTGCATCAATTTAGCGGTATTTTGATAAACCGCAGGCTTTGCTTCATCTCCCAAAGCATCCATAGCTTGATCGCCAATGTCAGAAATAGCTCTTTGAACTTTTCTTTGTAATACAGGATTGCTTGGATCTTGTGCCAAAGCGTTAACATCTTCATTTTCAGCTAATGAATTAAACAAATTACGTCTTAACTGATTGCCTTCTAAAGTTGCTTTAGATTTTTTGGTTTTCGCTTCTGCAATCGTGGCTTCAATTTCTGGTCGAAGCGTAGCAGACTTTTTAGTTAAATCTAAAAGAGAATTAAGATTGGTTAGCCCTTGACCTAGATCCGGTGCTTTTGCGGATAAACCTACTGATTCAGCCATATATTATCCTTGAGGTTGTCCTGCTGCAATAGCTGCATTAATTAATGCAGAAGTTCCATAAGCGTTTGCGCCTGCGTTTGCAGCTCCTACTACTCCACCACCTAATGCAGTTCCCGCAGCAGCTTGTTGTGTGCCAATGTTGCCACCAAACTGAGATGCGCCTGTAGCTTGATTAGAAGCTGCGCCTTGACCCAATCCAGCAATCGCACCCAAGCGGTTATAGATATTGGAGTTTTGAGTCTGATAGTTGTTAAATGCGTTTTGGTAAGCACCTTGAGCATAGTTCTGAGCGTAGTTTTGTGCGCCCTGAATAGCGTTACCACCTACTAAACCACCAGTAGCGTTTAATTGGTTGTTTAAAGAACCTAAGCCTTGCTGTAATTGGAACTGATAATTAGGGGCTAATTGCTGAGTTAGGCTTTGATTATTAAATTGAGTTGTAAGACTTCCATAATCTTGTGCGCTAGTATTACCGCTAATACCTAATAGATCAGACAGGTTGCCTACAGCTTGCTGACCAATTTGACGATATGGGGCATTTTGCTGAGTCAGCGTATTAAACATATTTTGCTGAGTCTGCGCTGCTTGATTTGCAGCATTAGCTTGCAATGCAGAACCGCCTAATGCACCAATACCGCTTAAAGCACCACTTAAAAGCTGATTAGATGATAAGTTTTTAAGAGCAGCAGATAATTGATTTGATGCAGCAGAGCCACCAGCAGAGCCAGGAGCACCAGCAACTTTGCCAGGTGCGCCTTTACCACCACCGCCACCTTTAGAGCTACCACCACCTGCACCACCACCTTTACCGCCACCAAGCGATCCACCAACTTGTCCTGCGCCTGGAATTCCTGTGGCTTTACCAGCAGCAGTTCCTACAATACCGCCTTTGCCGCCACCACCACCGCCACCACCGCCTCCACCTCCGTAGATACGACCTCCGCAAACCTTATTCTGTGTGACAGAATCCCCTAAAGTTTCTCCGAGTGCGTAAAGTTGGCGTTTTGAATAATACATAGTTTGTCCTAATCGAGCAATTTCGTAAAATGCTTTTCAATAAATTTATAGCCTAAATGTTCAAATATCTTGGTGTGATCTAAATGAACCTTACAGCTAATATTAATTCTGTTAACTCCATGTTCTTTAAGGGCTTTTTCAGCTTCCTTAAACAAATTTAATCCAATTCTGCCTTGTCTTTGATCTTTTCTAATGAAATAGACATCTTCCATAGCAGTCAAACAATCCCAATAATGCAGGTGTCGATATACAAAATAGATGATGTAACCTATTAGTTCACCATCTTTTCGGCAAGTTAAACAAAATAAATCGCCTGAATCTTGTAACTCCAAATACCTGTCATAATTCGGGTTTAATCCAAAAACCTTCGTTACGCTTAATTCTTGGTAATGATCGTCTAAAAGAGCTTTCATTTCCTCGAAAAAGTCACCAAATCTTTCTTCTCTATATTCAACCATACACACCCCCTTTTTTACCTACTACAAATTATAATACGGAACCTTGTAATTTTGACCATTTACTGTAACGTTTATGAACCCAACAGGGTTAGCTGGTAAAGTAGCCGATCCTGATGAAGCCGTGCTTGCAGAGCTAAAATTTAATAAATTTAGAAAAAACTGTTGCCACGCCCGTGTAGGCCGTTTCGTTGTAGCATCTAAAAACTCAGCTTGCGGATAAGGGTTGTTTTGAGTCGATGACCAGATTCCATTAGCCATTAGTTTTCTCCAACGCTAGATTTTAAGTTTGCCGACACAATCACCGCTTTTACAGGATCGGTCATTACAACTTCATAGATTCTGTCCCGTGCTGTGCCTAATCTGCGCCAAATTGCACGATTTTTATACTTTCCTTGCTGACCAATCGGTATCCAATATTCACGACTCCAAGTAGAGCCTCCATCGTTTGACCAACGTAGCATAGCTTGTGGGTTTGTAAATGTGCTTGTGCTGTTGACGTTTGTAGCCGTGCCAATAATATAAATACCCAAAGCTGGAATTGAATATGTTTGAGTCGGTGGAATTACTAGATTTGTGCCGATATATGTGCCAGATGATATAAATGTGCCACCAATACCCACGCCAGGCTGGAACTGAAGCTGTAATTCGTCAAAGTATTCACGCTGTAAATCAGCAACTAAATGAGGGCATCTACGAACCCTACGGATGGTATCTCCGTCATCGGTGTAATTATTAGGGTCTAGCTCGTAAATCTTGCCGTTTTGCCAATCGCCAACCAAAACCATGCCTTGAAACAAAGCTAAGCAGTTTCCACGATGGCGGTGATAAACGTTATTGCTATCCACCCATAGCCATTTATGCCACATTTGGGTAGAAACGTCATAAGCCCAAGTTAAATCTAAGCTAGGGAACGATACGACATAAACTTCGTGACCTTCTAATTGATAAGTCCAAGCAATCGCATCGTCAACCTTTTGATTGACTAAAGTGTTCTCAACAGCATGGGTAGAGATGCGGGTAGGTATATACCCTTGCATCATCATAATTTGGGCTTGACCACGAATATTACGGCTGACATAAGCAAACGAATTGCCTAAACGAGCTACCGAGAACTTAGCCACAATACCATGCTGTGTGTTTGTGCCGGGAACACGTTGGAATGGGAATGGGAAAGCTCCCACATCAACCCAAACTTCGCTTGAGTTTTCGCCCAATAAATAGACTTCTCGATGATCTACGATTAAAGATACAAGATTATCAGGCGATCCATCTTTAGATGAAAAGGATAGGGCGGGCGTAATAGGACTTAAAGTATTAGATGCAGCCCATTGCTGTGTGCCAGGATCGTTGTAAACAAAGTAGTTATCTACAATATCAACGACATCTGCGCCATTAAAAGCACCATCGGTATTCGGAATCTGCGTAAAGTTCAAAGCATACATTTGCTCTGAGCTAATCGTGTAAGACTTATTAATGTAATAAGCCGACCCCGCAGTAGCGATTTGCGTAATCATCGTTTGATCTGAAACGCCTGTGCCAACAATGGTTTGACCTAAATACAGGGTCACAGATGGGCTTACAGACAGTTGATGATAGACAGTAGCTCCTACAGTAACATCGGCAATAGAGCCTTGAAAACTAATCGTATTTGAAGCATATAGTTGCGTAGAAGCAACAGTTTGGGACTTATTTACAGTCCAAGTAGTGCCTGAACCTGACAAAATGACAGTTTCATTACTTACGCCAATACCATAAAGGGCTTGTCCGACTGCAAGCGTACCAGAATACGTACGACTAATTGTTAGGGTTGTCCCTGATATAGAACCTTGAACAGTCGCTGCGGTTGGGTTATTAATTCTCCATGTGTAGCGATAAGCTCCGTCAACGATATAGACGTTGATTCCGTTATCTGTAATGCCTACGTGACCCGATGAAGTATTGAGCTGACCGACAATCGTTGGAGTGAGGTTTGATGTCAAAACATAAACATAAGGCCCACAAACGGCAACCATCTGCTGACCACCGCTTACTGTTCTCATGCCCCTAACTTCTTGAGCATTAGGCAGAACGACTTGAGTGGTTAATCCGGGCGTGGGATATAAAGCAATAACGCCCCGACTATCAGGGCCTTTATTCGGATCAACTTCAGGTCGCCAATTAATTAATTCTTGGGCATCTTGAAAGATTGAAGGTGCTTCGTAAGACGGGCCAACAAAACCAAAATCGGGCATTATTTGACATCCTTGTAGGCTTCACCATTACGAATTCTGCGAATGGTAGATTCTCCAACACCATATTGGCGAGCTAATTTTGCAATATTTCTATATCCTAATGCAGCACGGATTTCATGAACTTCATTATCAGTTAAAACACGTTTAGCAAAAACAGGTTTGCCAGATTTTGCTTGACTCATTTTTTGTTTGGATTCTTCTGAAACTTTTTTGCCTAATTTATTTTTGTTGCCAACTTGAGAATGTGACATTTTTTGCCGAGATTCTTCGGTATGTTTTTTCCCCTTAAAAGTCATTCCCCAAGTTAAAGACCCACGATTATTACCTTTTAACTTAGATTTATGTTCTTCTGTGTGTTTATAACCAGATACACCTTCACCGCCATCAGTATGGTTTACTAATTGAATACCACGTCTGCGGTAAACATCAATAGCTTCCATTTCGGCAAGAAAAGCTAATTCTTCATCTAAATTTTGTGCAATATATTCGGCAACAAATCCATGCTTGGCAACTACACGATGCCAATATTGATTGCGACCTTTGCTTTGGTTTAAACGTGTGCCTTTGCCCTTGCCAACATAAAATATTTCGTTGGTATCAGCTTTGCGGTGTTGATATATATAAAATGTCATGGGCTAATTATACACCACTCAAGATCAAACCTTAGCGGAAGAAGCCCCCCGAAAGTATCCAACCTGCATCACGCTGGCGAGAAGCCAACATTGCATCTGCAAAACGTGCTGACTGAACTGGCTTCATATTAATTCGTTTAACTGTTGCTTTTGATTGAGCAGCGTATTGCTGAATCATTTGTATTTGTACGGGCGAGGCTTTGCCATACATAGGCATTAAACGCTCTGCTAAACACCATCTTAAAGCCATAGAATAGCCCTGTGGCAAAATAATAGGATCGTTTAGGGTTGTATAACCTTGAAAGAGATTATCTGTAAAGATGTGCATTTCGCCCTGTGAAGGGTTGGGCCATACATAGATGTTGCCCAATGACTCGCTTGGCTGATAGTAAAGAGCTTTAGGCCACGGGCCGTTCAAAGTCTTTAAACCAATCATTTCGTATTCTTCAACCGCTAAAACTGCGATTGGGTAATCCAAACCACCATTGACAATAGGAACGCCATTAGAGTTTGTATTGATACGAACAAAGGCAGAATCTATTGATAATGGGCGTTGATAGTATAGATTGATGGTTGTAGAAGCGACAGTTTGATTAATGTTTAGCTGATATGTGCCAGCTTCATTGACGTTGTTTCCTGCGCCTGTAAGCATAGCGACAATCTTTGTACCATTTGTAATACCTGTGCCACTAAGCGTCTGACCTACGTTTACTGCGCCTGATGATATACCCGTAATAGTCAGAATATTGCCTGAAATTGAGCCTGTGACGATTGCGCCAATTTGACCACCTGGGCCGATAGTATATTGAGTCTGTCCGGGAACGATAGGAAACACAATCTCATTCTTATAGAACACCATCATTTCTTCGTTTGACCATTGATCTACAAGGTCATTAAGCATATCAAAAGCATCTTGAGCAGCTTCAGGGGTTGGGGTTTCTCCAGCTTCTAAAGCTCCAATATCTTTTAATGCTCTTGAAATGATGTCTATTGGCTGTGTCATAATTAAATCTCAGGTTTAAATACTTGTGGTTGCCACGGAGGAATGACTTTATTTTCCATAGCCTCTAACTGCTCTTGTAATCTAGCGGTAATATGGCATTGACCATCTTTTACTGCCTCGCCCTCAATCCAACCAGCTACCATTTCTTCGGTAACTTGGTCAAATGGCACTTTTGCAGTTGGGCAGTCAAAATACCAATTACCCTCAGTTTCTACTGATTTATCTTCGCTTGATGCGGTGACATGATAACGAGCATGGGTAATCACGCCATCTTTAGCAGAAACTTCTAAGATTTTCCAAGTAAACATTATTTAGCGATTGCTGCTGTAAAAGGGGTTAAGTCATTAGAGCCGTAATACTCAGCACCTTTAGCTACTTGAATCTCTAAATGCTCTTTATTACGAGTAATGACATCAGCCCATTCTGCGTCTGTGCCTTTCCAATCAACAGGTTTTCCTGCATTGATAAGGTTTACAGAATCCATAGCTGCTTTATAGTCTTGTGCTACTTGTTGGTCGTGGGTTAGTTCCATTTTTATGCTCCTAATTTAGCTTTGAGTGCGGTTACTTCTGCGGATAGTTCTTTTACTGCGTTGATTAAATGCCATGTAATATTTGTGGTATCTACAGACATAACACCAGTAGATTCGGTTTTTACACAGTCTGGTAATACTAAAGCAAGCTCTTGAGCGATTGCGCCAAGTTGGATACCTTGAATATCAATAGCTTGTTCTTTTGGCAAATCGGTTACTTCATCTGCTGTGCGGTATTCAAAATTGCGAACTTGAATTGCGTTGATTGCAGAAAGACCTACTGTGTTATCTACGATGTTCTTTTTAAGTCTTTGGTCAGAAGTAATAGACCATGCAGCAGAGTTATTACCTTGATAAACACCACCATTACCAGCATTAATAAATCCTGTATTTGTTCCTTTTCCTGTTACTGTTCCAGCAGCAATAACTATTTCATTGTTTACAGATGCAGAAGAAGCACTTACATAAGCACCAAGATAAGTGTTACTACTTCCTGTGGTTATATTATTACCACAATTAAATCCAAAAGCAGTATTGTTTGAACCAGTTGTATTATTAAACAAAGTTCCTACACCGCCACTATATGAACCAAAAGCAGAATTGTAGTTACCAGTTGTATTGTTATACAAAGAAGCGTAACCAAATGCAGCATTACTGCTTCCTGAAGTATTAGCTGATAACGCTTGAACACCAAAACCAGAGTTGCTACCACCAGTTGTATTTGTTGTCATTGCTTGATAACCAACAGCAGTATTATTTCCTGTGTTGTTGTTATATAAAGCCTGATAACCTATTGCTGTGTTAGAACTTGCAGTGCTATTTGTATAACCAGCTTGAAAACCAAAAGCAGTTATGTTTCCTGTTGTATTACTATACCCAGCTTGATAACCTACTGCGGTGTTATTAGATGCTGTGGTGTTATTATTTAAAGCATTTACACCAATAGCGGTATTGCTATTGCCTGTTGATGTCAGATATAAAGAAGCATAACCCAAAGAAGTGTTGCCAGCACCAGTTGTCATTGTTGGTGATGAGTTCCAGCCAATAGCCGTATTTTGATTTCCTGATGTGTTATTTCCTAAAGAGCCAACGCCAAAAGTTGTATTACTAGAAACAGCACCACCACCCTTACCAACAGTAAGACCTGATATAGAAGCGTCATTAGCTAAAGTTAAGCTAGTGCCGTTAAAGGTCATGTTGGCAGACGATGTTTCTAAACCGCCTGTGGTTGCATAAATAACTTGAGTA